ATGGCACGAAAAACCACCCCACTAACTATTACGGAGATCAAAAACGCACGACCAGGGGAAAAGGAATACACCCTGCAGGATGGCGGAGGATTATTTCTTCTGGTGAAGCCCTCCGGATCAAAAATCTGGCGTTTTACGTACTACCGTCCGGCAGATAAAAAACGGACTATTATCAGCCTTGGATCGCTGAATGATGTTTCCCTGTCTGATGCCAGAGAGCGACGGAATGAATACAGGTCACTCATAGCAAAGGGAACTGACCCACAGGACCACGAACGCCGGAAACGTGAAGCAGAGAGCCGAAAAAAGGGCAACACGTTCGAGAAAGTTGCCTCGGACTGGTACGAGATGAAAAAAGGCCAGAATCTGGCTTACAACACGATTAAGGATATCTGGCGTTCCCTGGAAAAATACGTATTCCCGTACATCGGAAACACGCCAATAGATACCCTCACCGCTCGCCGCTTTGTTGAGATACTCACACCCATTAAAGTACGCGGCAACCTGGAAACCCTGAAACGCGTTTTACAACGCATCAATGAAGTGATGGATTTTGCTGCCAACAGTGGGCTGATTGACATCAACACCGCCGCGAACGTCCGCAAGGCATTCCCCTCACCCACCAAAAAGCACATGCCAACCATCCGACCGGAACAGCTACCGCAGCTAATGCACGATTTATCGGTCGCCAGCATAGAACGGCAAACCAGATTGCTGATTGAGTGGCAACTGCTGACCGTAGCACGCCCAGCCGAAGCAGCCGCCGCACGCTGGGAAGAAATAGATCTCGATGCCGAAACCTGGACGATTCCAGCCGGACGCATGAAGATGCGCCGTGACCATGTGATCCCCCTTTGTGGTCAGGCTATGGCTGTACTGGAAACCATGAAGCCAATCAGCGCACACAGAGAACACGTTTTTCCCAGCCTTAAAAACCCGATGCTGCCAATGAGCAGCCAGACCGCTAACGCCGCATTGCGCCGGATGGGTTACGCTGGTGTGCTGGTGTCTCACGGATTACGCGCCATATTCAGCACAGCAGCGAACGAGGAAGGATTCGAGCCGGACGTAATCGAGGCCGCGCTCGCACACGTGGACACGAACGAGGTAAGGCGGGCATATAACCGAAGTAACTACCTGGAAAAACGTGTAGTACTTATGCGCTGGTGGGGTGAATTTGTGGAAGCCGCAGCAACCGGAGTGACCATAGCCAGTGGTAAAAGGGGTATCCGTGCGGTGTAACTGTACAAAAAACCAGTACAACCAGTGCAAACCATGCTAAACCATCGTATAATCGCCGATCTCCTCAACAGACAAGGAAAAACCCGACTCATGAGAAATCGAGATTTATTGAAATGGTCTGGCACGAAAAATCATCCAATGTCTGCGGTGAAGGGCTGCAACTGGCGTTAATGGCAAATCGTGAATTCTGGTCAACATACGATCCGGAAGACAAATCAACAGCCCCCACAAAACACGAGGTAGTCAGTTTTTTACGCTCGCGTGGCGCATCGAAAAATCTGGCTGAAAGCATCGACAAGGTGCTGAGGCCCACCAGCCTTAAATGTGGTGGGCGACCTAAGAAGTGGAAACGGTAATCACAATAGCGGCCCCTTGCGGTCGCTATTTTTTTGCAAAAAGAAAGCGTAATCAATGAGATAAAAAACAGTGAGTACCGTTTTAAAACGGTGAGTACTGTTTTTCCCGCCCTGCCCTGTTTTACCGTATTTATCACCGGAATACGCCGGATTAACGAGGTAAAACACGATGGAAGTAATCAGAAAAATTCTTACCCGTCAGGAAGTAAAAAATATTCTGCGCATCAAGGCAGACAGTTCGCTACAGGACATGATCAACGCCGGAAAATTCCCGAAAGGCTTCAAAATCGGTCTGCGCCGTGTTGGCTGGTATGAAGATGAGGTGCGGGCCTGGTTGAAAGAACGCGAGGAAGAAGCGCGCGGAACGGCTGCGTAATGGTGTGAGGTGTAACGCAATGAACATAACAAAAAGCGCCCCGTTGCCGGAGCGCCCTTGTGAACAATTAACCTGCTGCGAAAAAAATGGATCAGTGCAGGGGAATTATATCAACCGTGTGACGAAGCGCCACAATTGCCGGATAACAGGCAAAACAAAGGCCACCTGCTACGGTGGCCATTCGACACAAGCTACACGTTATCCCCAACGCATGAGCATTGCCAACAATGCCACATTTGCGGCTGGTGGGCAAAGAGTGAATTCATTAAATTTCGCTCAATTGCGGTGCACAGGGCTTTCATTTTCATATACGAGAGGTGGAATATCTTTTTCAGCACTCCCGCATGTACTTTCATTGTCGGCAGGTTCATTGCTAATGCAATATTTCATGAGAAATGCAAATACAAACAGAGATCCGAGCCAGTATAGTATTTGGTGCATAAGTTATTCTTTGTCTGTTTCTTTGGATTTTTTACGCTGGCGGAATTTTAGCTCATGTAGCACTTTTTCCGGTAAAAATCCCGCTGATTTATTCTCTGGTAGCAATGGTTTGTTATCTGTCTGCTTCCTGGTCATACATCAACCTTTTTGTTCGTTACGTTGCCATACCTGCAATGGGCGCGTTTTCCTGTACTCTTTTAGGAATTTCTCAAGAGCAAAAGCACATGGTGCGAATCTTTCTGACTCATGCTCATGCGCTATCTTTCTGCGCTGTCTTTTCCGTGCCGGTGATGGTGTATTGGTTGATTCGTTGTTGGTCATTCTGTGTACCTGTAAAGCAATGCGCCGGAGTTCCTCACACCACGGCGATGATAGTTATTATTCTGATTCTTTGGCCTTGCGGCGCTGTAGTTCTTCACGTGCGACGGTGACGAGCTGCCCGATCTCCTCGGCAGCTTTGACTCCGATTTTTTCCACCTGCGCCAGTGCATCGAGCGAAGAAACCAGGGGGTTTTCTCCGCTTCCTTCTGCCTGGCGGCGGGCGATCTCACCGCGTACAGCCGTAACTATAAAATTCGCTTTAGTTTCCCCTGGCTGTAGGGATGCCTCAATGCCACTCACTACTTCATGTGGAAATCTGGCATTCAGTTGCTGTGATTTATTGTTAACAGAACTCGTGGACATGTTTGCACCTCCGATTAATAACGGGATGCAGTGTAATACAAAAGTGAATACCAAAAAAGACTTGAAATGGTATTCACCAAAATGTAATCTGAATACCACAAGGGCTGATACATGCAATTCAGCAATTGAAACGACGAAGCCCCGCACTGTTGGAGCAGTAACGGGGCTTCTAACCAAACCGTTAATAGGAGTAACGATTATGGCTGGAACACAGCATACCCAAACTCACCCTAAATTTATATACACCTTCCTGGCGGTGCACCGTGATTGCATAGCTGACGGTAAAAACACTGTACATGTAGCCGCCGATACGCTGGTTGATGCCTGCGAGATGCTCAATGACATGGGCTATATCTCGGCAACATGGAAAGGGCGCGAAGAAAACACGTTGTTTATTCAGAAATGCGAAAACAATTTTATCTGGCGTTTTATCGCCCTGAGCACGGCACAACCGCGCGTGATTACCATTGAGGCCACCAGCGAACAGGAAGCCCGCCAGCAATCCCCGGCTGGCTGCGTGATGGTATTCGCCGCCCGTATTCGTCAGGAGGTGCGCCATGTGCAATAACCCCCGTCCGGACGCAGCCGCCGAAGCCATCAAAACGCTGATGGATGCGCTGATTGATATTTCATGCACGGCAGCAACCGCAGAAAAACACATTACCAGAGAGCCGGAATATACAGGGGCAATAATCCCCCATTCGCTGGCCTACGCACAGCTTACCGCTGAAATGGCACTGAATGAGGCTAAAGCCATCCTGATTGCTGATTGTGAAAATGGGGGGGGTTATGCGTGATGATCGTTTTAATTTCCTGAAACAGGAATTTTCCGGCGTATCTGATGATGCGAGTGATGCGCTTTCGTCAATATCCGAACTGATAAGAGCGGCCTTTTTCTTACTTGGCACGAAAGAAAATAAAACAACGGGGTTTGATGTACTAAATATCACCGCTGATTATGCGGAATATGTGGCAGAAGTCGATTTAAGAAAAATCCCGAATTGTCGCGGCATTAATAACGCTTCTTGAGCCTGTAATAAATGAATCGCAGGAAATAGAAACATTGCACGACAGATATAAAGAACAGCACACCGGAGAATAAAAATAATGAAACTTAAATATTCTGGCTTAACTGCCAGTGGCAACACTCACCCTAAATTTACGCGCGGTGATATTTACCGCGACCAGTACGGCGGCACGGTAATGATTAAGGGCGTGGCGGGACGGTGCGTAACTTACCGCCGTGAAGGTTACGAATATGATTGCGTGATGCCTGTTTATCAGTTCCGGCGTGATTTTTCTCTGGTACAGGCAGCGCCCCGCAGTAAACCAACCAGCAGGGAGAAAGCACGCGCCAATATTCAGAAGATGAAAACCATGATTAAAGGATTCAGGGGTAAAAAATGAAACTGGCACCGAACGTAAAACAGCAGTCACGCGGCATAAAACACAAAGAAACAGAAGTCATTATTTTTGCGGGTAGTGATGCCTGGTCACACGCGAAACAATGGCAGGAACATGATGCGCGTATGGCCGGAGATAATGAGCCTCCTGTGTGGCTTGGGGAGCAGCAGCTATCCGAACTGGATAATCTGCAAATTGTGCCGGAAGGCCGAAAATCAGCACGCATATACAGGGCCGGATATCTTGCGCCAGTAATGATAAAGGCGATTGGCCAGAAGCTGGCGGCGGCAGGCGTACAGGATGCAAATTTTTACCCTGATGGTATGCACGGTCAGAAGGTGGAGAACTGGCGCGAATATCTGGCCCGTGAGCGCCAGAATCTTTCTGATGGTCTGGTCATTGAGCTTCCGGTAAAGCAAAAGGCGCAACTTTCGCAGATGGCGGACAGTGAACGCGCGCAGCTGCTTGCCGATCGCTTTGATGGCGTTTGCGTACATCCTGAAAGTGAAATCGTTCACGTATGGCGCGGCGGGGTATGGTGTCCGGTCAGCACAATGGAACTTAGCCGCGAAATGGTGGCGATCTATTCAGAGCACAGGGCCACTTTCAGCAAGCGCGTAATCAATAACGCCGTGGAAGCGTTAAAAGTTATTGCCGAACCAATGGGCGAGCCGTCCGGCGATTTGCTGCCGTTCGCCAATGGTGCGCTTGACCTGAAAACGGGGGAATTTTCCCCGCACACGCCGGAGAACTGGATCACCACGCACAACGGCATTGAGTACACGCCACCAGCACCAGGGGAGAACATCCGCGATAACGCGCCAAACTTTCATAAATGGCTTGAGCACGCAGCCGGAAAAGACCCGCGCAAGATGATGCGTATATGTGCCGCGCTGTACATGATTATGGCGAACCGGTACGACTGGCAGATGTTTATTGAGGCCACCGGAGATGGCGGGAGCGGTAAAAGTACATTCACGCACATAGCCAGCCTTCTGGCAGGGAAACAGAACACGGTAAGCGCTGAAATGACGTCGCTTGATGATGCTGGTGGACGTGCGCAGGTTGTCGGGAGTCGTCTTATCGTCCTGGCTGACCAGCCGAAATATACAGGCGAAGGAACGGGCATCAAGAAAATCACGGGCGGTGACCCCGTGGAAATTAACCCGAAATACGAAAAGCGTTTCACGGCTGTAATCAGGGCGGTGGTGCTGGCGACCAACAATAACCCGATGATATTCACCGAACGGGCCGGAGGTGTGGCACGTCGTCGCGTGATTTTCCGTTTCGACAATATCGTCAGTGAGGCCGAAAAAGACAGGGAGCTACCGGAAAAGATCGCGGCTGAAATCCCTGTCATTATCCGCCGATTGCTGGCGAACTTTACCGACCCTGAGAAGGCACGGGCTTTACTACTGGAACAGCGTGACGGTGATGAAGCTCTGGCAATAAAGCAACAGACGGATCCGGTTATTGAGTTTTGCCAGTTCCTGAATTTTCTGGAGGAAGCACGCGGCCTGATGATGGGCGGCGGTGGCGATTCAGTGAAGTACACGACCAGAAACAGCCTTTACCGCGTCTATCTGGCGTTTATGGCGTACGCAGGCAGGAGCAAACCGCTAAACGTAAATGACTTTGGCAAGGCTATGAAGCCAGCCGCGAAAGTTTACGGACATGAATATATTACGCGGAAAGTTAAGGGAGTAACGCAGACTAACGCAATAACAACAGACGAGTGCGACGCGTTTTTATAATTTTTTGTAATTGCTGTCTACCCTGTCTACCTGAGTAAAGAAAAATAAATTTAATTCAGTGCATTAAGTTAGGTAGATAGCCTTTTTTTACTGTCTACCCACTATCTACCCTCTCTACCTGATTTTACCTGAATCAGACAGGGAGGTAGACACGGGGTAGATAGTGGATAAAAGCACTCTACCCCGCTGAAAGCCGCGCCATTACTGGCATGAGGGCCACTAAGGTAGATAAGGTAGACAAGGGGAGGCACAACTCAAAACTTTTTAAACGAGGGGGTAAAAATAAATATGCACACTTCAGGGAAATTTAATAAATCACTCAAAAAACGCAGAGACAGAACAGAACCGAAATATCGCGCGTTAGACATGACAGAGCACGCTTTAAAGGTGGCAATCAGAACGATAGACCGCCACGCGGGGGAAGGATACGCGAAAGCACATCCCGACCTGATAAGCGCATTCATGACCACGACGGCGGCAAATTTTGCCACGCTGACAGAGCGGGAGATTGCCGAAGCGGAACAGGTAACAACAATCAACGTTAAAACCGGAGAGGTGGAATCATGACAGCACAGATAGCCGCTTACGGGCGGCTGGTGGACGACCCGCAGGTAAAACAGACCAGCAAGGGCACACCGATGACGCTGGCGCGTATGGCGGTCCCCCTTCCGTGCAGCCAGGCAGATGACGGAACGGCGACGATGTGGTTATCCGTCCTGGCATTTGGCAGACAGGCCGAAGCACTGGAAAGGCACCGCAAGGGTGAACTCCTGAGCGTGGCGGGTAACATGCAGATCAGCCAGTGGACTGGGCAGAACGGAGAAACGCGGCAGGGCTGGCAGGTTATCGCAGACAGTGTAATCAGTGCGCGAACGGCGCGACTGGGCGGCAAAAAAGGTCAACAGGGCCAGGCTACTGACGCGCTGAACAGGGCAAAACAACAGGCGGGGAATGATGATCCGTACGGGGATAACATACCGTTTTAAGCGACGAGTGACAGAAGCCGGAGCAATCCGGCTTTTTTACGGGTCCTCCTGGCGGGGTGGGCCTGAACACGGGGCGGGAGGCGCGGAAAAAAGCGCATTTTTGTGATTTTATCGTCATCATCATCATGAGCGTAATTTATTGTTTTTAATTGTTTTGATGCAAAAAAGATGATGGTTGCGGTTAATTTTTGTTCGACATCTTTGCAGGCAGATAAAAAAGCCCGATAAGGTCAGAGGTGGCTTATCGGGCTTTTGCATATGAGGCTTTTTGGTGCACTGACACACATGATCGGGATCATCATTTCATAATTTGCAACACAACTCAACATCATTGCATAAAATGCAATGATGATTATAATCATAACTGGATGAACATCCAGTTATGATTTTTTAAGTCAAAGAGGAATTTCTTACTATGGCTGAAGAGAAAAAAGGCGGTGTTTCGGTGTACATAAGCCCCGAAATCGTGGAGGTGCTCAAGCAACGCCACAAAAAAAACTATGAGGCTGGCGTGGCGGCTGGACTGGATCCGCTGATGACGCCGGAGCCGTCGATAGGTTCACTTGTACGCTCTTATTTACTTGCGGCGCTTGGGATGCATAAAAATTATGGGGGTGAATAATGGCAGGCAAAGCAACGGCACTTAACACTAACCAGCTTTTCGCGTACCTGAATCGCGGGGATATTGCGGAATTTAAATTCAGTCCGCTGTTTACCACGCTGTTTTTCCCGAACGTGGCGACATTCAACACCCAAAGCATCATGCTGGACACCCTGGACATTGAAGAGGTTACGATGTCGGCGTTTTGTTCGCCTATGGTGGGTAGTCAGGTCCAGCGCGATAAAGGGTACGAAACCAGCACGATTAAACCTGGATACATGAAGCCGAAGCACGAAATCGATCCAACGAAAACCATCATGCGTATGGCTGGAGAAGATCCGGCACAGCTTAATGACCCAACCTATCGCCGTATGCGCCTGATTACTGGCAACATGCGCCGCCAGATAAACGCGATTAAAGCGCGCGTGGAATGGCTGGCGGTGAATGCGGTAACGACCGGAAAAAACATCATTGAGGGCGAAGGCATAGAACGCTATGAAATCGACTGGAAGATACCGGAAAAAAACATCATAGAGCAGGCCAAAGGCCGTAAATGGTCCGAGCAGGACAAAGAAACCCACGATCCAATCTATGATATCGAGCTTTATGCGGATCAAGCAGGTTGCCCCGCCAACGTCATGATCATGGGCGCTGAGGTATGGCGAACGTTACGCAGCTTTAAAAAATTCCGCGAACTGTACGATCTTTCCCGTGGTTCAGAGTCCTCCGCAGAGCTGGCCTGTAAAAACCTGGGCGAAGTGGTGAGCTTTAAAGGATATCTGGGCGATATTGCCCTTATCGTCTATTCCGGCAAATACACTGACAGCGACGGCACCGAAAAATATTTCCTTGAGCCTGATTTGCTGGTCCTGGGCAACACCAACAATAAAGGGCTGGTGGCCTATGGTGCGATTATGGATCAGGAAGCGGTCAGAACGGGCGCAACGCAAAACATGTTTTACCCGAAAAACTGGATTGAGGACGGCGATCCGGCGATTGAGTACGTGCAGACGCACAGCGCACCGCAGCCGGTTCCGGCAGATATTCGCAAATTTGTTACCGTCAAAATTGGTTAACGGGGGATTCTATGGACACTCCATACATTGAGTTATTTGCAGGCAGTCAGCAGGTTGCCACGACGCTGGTACATTTTGCCGCTGATGCTGGCGTTATTCAGGAATTTACCCCGCTGATGCTGGCGGACAATGGCGAATTTAAGCCGTGGGATGGTCAGGAATCTGGCAAGGCTGTTTATCTGACGGCGTATCCCGTGGACACGTCAACGCAGAAATCAGCACAGTGTTACAAGACGGGGATATTCAATATTGCCGCCGTTAACTGGCCTGAGAGCGTCGACACCGACGCGAAAAAATGTGCCGCCTTTGCGGGTTCTGGTGTATCTGTTCAGCCGCTGGCGCGATAAGCAGGGGGGAACGATGGCAACGAATGAAAGTATCATGGCGCTACCGCTGGCGAGTAAATTTAAAGCTGAAGCGCGGGCAATGGCTGACAGATGTCTATCAACCTACGAAGCTATATATCAACTTAACAAACTGGAAGAACAGGACAAGCCGCGCGCTGATGCGATTATGTCGCTTTATGAATCTGACGACTATCAGCCGCTGTTACGTGCAATGGCAAACGTGCCTTGTATTGATGTTGATACGGCTAAAAACATCCTGAACATGACCATAGAACAGGAACGCCAGAAGGTTGCACCAGAGCTTACCGCAGCCTTTGAAAACTTTATGGACATGCACAGCCCACAAGCCGTATCAGCTGGCATGGCATACGATGGCAGAAACCCGGGCGATGACGGCGACATTGATCGCATACTGAAAACCATCTGAGACAAGGCCGGAGAAATCCGGCTTTTTTGCGGGTCCTTTCCGGCATATGGACCTGTTACGGGGCGGCGACCTCGCGGTTTTTCGCTATTTATGAAAATTTTCCGGGATCCATGTCCGGTTTCTCTGCAAGTTAACTATATGAAAAATATAAAAATAGGCTTTCCATGAACCGGACATGCGCAAAAAATAGACATGTAAACCGGACATGACCGGTTTTGTCGTGATTGTGAGGTGAGGAGTGGCTACGCAGACTGAAGTTGCCAGGCTGATTTCATCGGAGAGCGACGAGTACTCAAGTGAAGAAACAGAACATCGATTCAATGAAGGTTTACAGATTTACGGCTACTCACCGGAAGATGTGAGCAAAGCACGAAATAAAATGGCTGGTTTTCTGGCTGGGTGGCGTCATGCCGAAGCGTTCGCCGCGCCAGCATGGAACAATCAGTAGTCACAGAACAGCAAAGTTCAAAATCACTTTCTGTTACGCCATCAAATACGCAATACAACAACCACGTATTTTTGTAAAACTATTTGATTCAATTAGCATTTTTTTTATTTGTAGCATCAAAAAACACTATCAGGTTGTTGTATTGCTCTCTATTTTTACTTAGTTATCAAATAGATATGACAAACAATTAAACAACAACCACCCCCTAAAAAATCTCATAAATAGTGAAAAACCGCGAGGTCGCCGCCCCGTAACGGGCCATAATTCCAGGAAGGACCCGACGACACCAGACAGCCAGAACGATGGGGGGCACAATGACAGAAGCCGAAATACTGGAATTACTCCGCCGTGCTGGTGGAATCAGCCAGCAAGCCGACGAACAGGCCACACAGCCGGACAGCGTGACCGCTGAAAATTATGCGCGTGTTGTTGCTGAGGTGATGCGTCGTGATGGTATCCAGCTTAATGATACTGATATGCGCGACATACGGATCCGCGTTCTTGAAATGCTGGCCTACCGTCGCCGGATACAGACGTACAGGGAAAAAGCAAAAATAACGTACCAGTGGAAGAAGCCGGAGCGGTTACGGCGGTAACTTGCTGAACTTAAAGCATAATGCAAATTTGCACTCTGGCCTAACCCGTTAATATTTCAGCAAAGTGCAAATTTGCGTTCTGTAGCTGGTGGCTGGCAGAATGTAAATTTACATTCTGGTGATTTAATCATCTGATTTACCCAGCCCGTACCGGATTACCGTACAGTGAGCGCCATCGCTACCGATACGCACATCAAAGCGGGGTTCGCGCACTTTCACGCGGTACAGGATCCCATCATTTACCATAGCGTTTAACGTTCGTCGTGTTGCCTCGATGTGGTAGCGCAGAGTGTCTCCATAGAGCAGAGAAGAAACCCCCCGAACGTCAAAAGGCGGTTCTCCAGCATCCAACCTAACGCAATCGCGGAACTCTGGTTTATAGAACTCAAGGATCTGCTTTTTGTGCCTGGTCATTCTCATGCGTGCAACTCCTTATTGTGGGACAGTACTGTCATACAATAAGCTATACGGAAAATTATCAAAAGAACAGAAACCAACCATTCAGATTTAACAGGTATCAATGGGATTATGCTTATGGTGCATGATGACAAAGCGGAAGAACTGGAAGCGAAAGGTTTATGGCGACGGGCGGCTAATCGCTGGGGTGAGTTACTGAAACAGGCGGCAAGTGATGAAGCGCGTCAGTATGTAACGGAACGACGAACGGCATGTATCCGGAAGGCAACCATAACCCGGGAACCGGAAAGAGACCTGATTTGTGCCATAAGAACCGCCGCCACAAAAACACTAACGGACATGGGGATCGACCTGAAAAAAGAAGATCCACTGCGGGGCATTCAGCACGGACATACAAAGCGGGATAAACGCAGGAAGTAA